AGCACTGGATACAGTGATAGGCCTGTTGCCCGGGCTATTAAAATAAAGCACGCCGGCCTCAACCTCACTGGTCCTGATCTCTGGTCCATTCGACCTTGGTGATATTCGGAAGGAAAGCAGATTGCTACCGAAATAGGAATGCTGTAGTCCTTTGCCGGGGTACCTAACAGGATGGACCTGGGATCAGTGAGCGTCGCGCGATAAAGTAAAATGCGCTACTGGTCCGGCTGGGATGGGCCGCGCATTGTGCGTGGACCCTGAGGCCGCAAGCAACAAGCCGCAAGCTGCAAGCTTCAAGCTTGACAAATAGAATTATAGGATTATAAAGGACGTATGGATACAAAGAAAGCATTAGAAATTATCGGAGGCTCGCTGTCTAAGCCCTCAAAGATGCCGGGATGGTCAATTGGTTTACCAGCCAAGGAATGCAAAACAGGCAGCAAGCTACAGCAGGTGAAGGGCTCTGTCTGTTTCGACTGTTACGCAATGAAAGGCTGTTATGTTTTTAAAGTTGTTCAGGATGCACAGTATAGAAGACTGCGAGCTATACGCTCACCTGCATGGGTTGAAGCAATGGCACACTTGATCAACAGCAAGAAGCCGGATGTATTTAGATGGCATGATTCAGGAGATGTCCAAGACCTGGAACACCTTCAAAAAATTTACAGCGTCTGCAGGTTGACACCTTCAAAGCGTCACTGGTTACCGACTCGTGAAGCATGGATAAAGGACCACCTGCAAGATAAGCCAAACAATTTAGTCATACGATTTAGCGCGCCCATGGTTGACCAGCGGGCGCCTTCTTCGTGGCCTAACTCTTCGGAGGTGGTGACAGCTAACGCTACCTGTCCAGCTGCAAAACAAAATAATGAATGCAGAGACTGCCGGGCATGTTGGGACGCCTCAATTAAAACAATTTCATATGGTATACACTAAAGAATTCCCGCGTGGAATATTGGATCAGGTCATTAGCGAGACTAAGCCGACGGGCGATGGAGAGCGTGCACCTGGTCCAGGCCTCAAGCTTCAAGCTCCAAGCGACTCGAACAGCAGGCCGCAAGCTTCAAGCGACAAGCAACAAGCTTCAAGCTCCAAGCCGCAAGCTTCAAGCTCCAAGATTTGATCACCACGAAAAAGTTTCACGGCACACGAACCGAGGTGCTGGACCAAGATAAAACTGTTCTTCGGATGCTTCACGTGAAAGCTAATTTGATGGGGAGATAGACGTACCTTGTTACCCTTCGTAACTTTAAGTTCTACTGTGAAAAAGGTGCCAGAATCATTATAGCCCAATAGATCGGGAGTGCCAAGTAAGCTATTATTTTCAAGTCTAATCCAAGATATTTGTGGTATAGATTTTTTAATTTTTGCATATAATTTTCGCTCAGGTTTCAAGGTAACTAGGGCTTTCTAATCCGGTGTTTTAGGAGCGATAATTATCTTTTGACTCGTAGGTTTGAATACAACACGAATTGAACTTTGTCCAATAATATTTGAATCTTGAACTTCAATTCTTTTAATTTCTTCTAAATGTCCATTCATCTGCATATAAATTCTAGCATTAGAAACTGCGTTTCCTCTTTTACCATCAGTAAATTGATCTAAGTATTGCTGTAGATGTTTAACAAACATTATTGACTTTATAGGATAGTTACCTTAAATTGTCAATCATGGGATTACCAAAAAGACTTACAGAAATGCAACAGAGATTCGCCGAGTTTTTAGTATTCGGTGGACCTGATGGACCTATGACTAAGACAGAAGCTGCCCTAGCTGCTGGATACAGTCCTAAACGTGCAAGACAAGAAGGATCGGAGCTAACTAATCCTAAGCTATCTCCACTTGTTGTTAAGTACATAGGAGAACTGAAAGAAGAAAGATTAAGAAAACATGAAGTCACTTACGAAGGACATGTAGCTGAACTTGCTAGACTTCGTGAGGCTGCGTTGAAGAAAGGCTCTTTCTCTTCTGCTGTAAATGCTGAAGCAAATAGAGGAAAGGCAGCAGGACTATACATAGACAG